TTGTAATTTGATCGGTTACTGATTCTGCTATATGCCAAGTCATATAATATTTTAGTAATTGTACAAAATATGTTGGCATAACATCTTCTGTTGGTCTGTATTGATAATCAACATATACCGTTTCTAAATCTGTATTTAATTCAGTACCTATTATTTCCCAACCGGTGTTAATTGGTGTTACCCCGGTAGAACTAGAATCATAAACCGCTCTTACTCCCGAACCTAACATATCTGATGGTAAAGAATATTTGTATGTATATTCATTTACCGGAGAATCAACTAATTGTGCTAATTGTGTTTTTTTGATAGTAAAAGACCAGGGATACATTCCTATAACAAAGTCCCTTACATCATCATAAATTCTATCACATATTTGAGCTGAGTCTGTTCCCTCTGAAAAAGAGGATAAAGGTTTGGCTCCAAGGAGAATAAGTGCATCTGAACAAATACTTAATTTACTATCTCCACTAGCCATAAAAACTCCATATAAAAATCGGGAGTAGGGTGTCGGACCTTACTCCCGATCAGTTTAATTAATCACTATCACTAACAGCACCAATAGTAGTACCGTCAGAAACATCAACAACACCACTAGCATTGCTGACTACGATGTGGTTCGTAACAGTACGAGTACCACCCGTTGATCCGTGAACAATGATCATATCTCCAACACGAAGTGTATTTGATAAATCATTAAAATAGCCTGAAGCATCTACAGCTGTATGAGCTTCAGTAGTTGTATAGCAATACAAGGCTGGAACGGTTCCGCTTTTGGATTGTCCGCCTAGTACCGACCAATTATCTTTATCGAAAGCCATAATTTATCTCCTACTCTCTAGTTGTTATTTTAACGATACCGTTATCTTGAATTGCTGTCGCTCCACCTGAGAACATATTAGCAACTAAGAACGAAGTTTTTTCAGGCACATAATCAATCTTCGCCGATTGATTCATACCTATACCCATTCCAAGTGCTTCTTTATGGAAAGCGTAAACTATTC